ATGGCTGAGGCAGAGAGCTGGAATGTTGAACGCTGGTTCCACCGGTTCCTTCCCCGTTGGCGTTTGGTCAGGACCAATGCGGCCAATCCGGCAGCCCTGCAGGCCCGGCGGCGGCAACTGGCCAAGGCGCTGGAGCCGCTCGCGCCGACACCGGAACAGCAGGATTCGGTAGAGCAGCGGATCGCGCATTTCGCCCTTACGGACGATCTGTTGCAGCTGTCCAATCGGGCGACGATCCTGGCACAACTCGAGCGGTCGATCACCCGAGCGCAACAAACAGCGAGCGGCCTCGCGGTGCTTTTCCTCGATCTCGACCGGTTCAACCGGGTGAACGGGTCACGCGGCCACGCCATCGATGACCTTCTGTTGGTCGAAGTCGCAGCACGGATGCAAGCGTCCATGCGTGAGGGGGACACGGTCGGACGCATGGGCGGAAACGAGTTCGCGGTGGTGTTCCCCGGTGTGTCATCGGTCGAGCAGGCCGGACGGTCGGCCCAGCGCCTGGCGACCTTGATCCGTGCACCTTATGTGTTGAGCGGGGAAAGCAGCGGAATTGACGTGTCGATCGGCATCGCTTTGTTCCCGGAAGACGGAAGCACGGCAGAAGAGTTGCTGCGCCGGGCCGATAGCGCGCTTTACCGAGCGAAATCCACCGGGTGCGGCTTAGTCGCGCGCGCGGAACCGCGGACGGCGCTCGACGATGCACGGCAGTTGCTGGACGATCTGGACATGGCGCTGGAACGTGACCAGTTCGAGATGACGTATCAGCCTATATTCGACATGAAAACCAGCATACCGCTTGCATTTGAGGCAATTGTGCAATGGCGGCATCCAAGTCGCGGCATGCTACCGCCATCCGTATTCATCCTTTTATGTGAACGATCGGATCTGATCCATAAGCTCGGACGTTGGGTGATGCACACGACGTGCACGGAGGCGGCGACCTGGGCGATGCCAGTGCGACTCGCGATCAACTTGTCTCCCGCGCAGTTCTGCCGCGACGACCTGGAGCATCAGGTTATCGAAACGCTGCATCGCTCGGGCCTATCGCCTGACCGGCTAGATCTCGAAGTCGCGACTGGCGCGTTGCTGGAGAACTCGCAACAAGTGCTGTCGACGATGTTGTCCTTGCGGACGCTCGGGGTGCGGCTTGTGCTCGATGATTTCGGGCAAGCGAACGCCTCGCTCAACTCCTTACGGGATTTCGCTTTTCAGCAGATCAAGATCAGCCCGTCATTCATCGCTGCGATGCTTACCGACCCGGCCACTATGACGAGCGTTCGCGCCGTCTTGACCATGGCGCTGGAAGCGCAGCTCGACGTGGTAGCCGCAGGCATTGAAAGCCAAGCCCAGCTCGACATTCTAACGCACCTAGAGTGCGGTCAGGTGCAGGGTGCCCTGCTCGGCGCGCCACTGTCACCGGAGCGAACTCGGAGGTATCTCTGGCAAGTTACCCGGCGCACCGACGGCGAACCATTGTTGCTGGTGGCGGATTAAGGACGCGGCCTCGAAGCAGATCAGCCGGCTATCCCACGGTCAGCCGCGCCAGCCGTTCGTCTTTGCGGGCCGAGCCGGCGCTGCTGCCGACCCAGTAGCCAACTACGTTGGTTGCCATCGCAGCCAAAGTGCCCAACAGAACATTCAACACCGTCTCCGATCCGGTCGGGATCGCATGCAATAATACTAGGGACACCACGGCTCCGAAGGTGATCAGCACCACAAGGCTGGTCACCGGTGCGCCCCAAGCCAAGTTGCTCCCGGACTGTGCGAACTGGACCGCCATCGCACGGGCGCTCGCCACGTCCGCTAGTTGCGCCGAGAGCCGCGCCTCGGCTGCACTCTCCGCCGCTGCGGCGCGGGTGGCGGCGATGCTTGCGAGCTCTACCCGCAGTTGGCCTGCAAGGTCGGGGTCGGCCAGCGCTGCGGCCTGGGCGGCGGGCTCGTCAGCACCCGTCACTTCACGGACCGCCCGCTGCACTGCCAGCGTAACCGGCGCAGAGTCCGGACCGAACAGCCAACGACCGATCTCAGGCGCCAGGTCCAAAGCGATGCCGCCCACCGCACCGAGTGCCGTACCGATGCCGGGCACCACCGAGCCGGCCGCCGCACCTTTGAGGGCATCGGTCGCCATCCGCGATAAATCCACTTAGCTCTCCATCTCTGCGCGCTGCGAAGGCAGCGACGGCGCCAGACCAAGTTTCACGAGCATCTAAGTTTCGTTGGGTCCGCCGGACATCCCGATTGCTGCATAGGGCAGCCGGCACAGCCGCCGGGCCCAACCGAGACCGAAAACCCGCCAGGTCGGCAGCCCCGCCATGAACGTTAGGGGCTGTGCCTGGAATTCCGCCAACAATGCCGCTCCCTGCCCAGCCTTTGCGCCGACTGCGGCCAATGTGCGCGGTCCGAGCAACCCGTCCGGCGCGACGCCCGTCGCCGCTTGCAGCCAGCGTATCGCACGGTCCACGCCGTTGTTCACCGCCGCATCGAATACCAACAGCGCCAAGGGCGGCGGTAGGCTATCGCCTTGCACTCGGTCCCAATAATCCCGCCGGTAGATCGCGTGCGCTGCGTCGAGCGTCAGCGTCGCGATCGCCAATCCTGGATACGCCGCTGCCGAGACGCCATAGCGTGTTCCCAAGCAAACGCCCCGACCGCAAGCGGCCCCGGTCCAATTGCCGGGATCAGCGGGATCAGCGGAATAACCGCCCTCCTCCCCAATTACGATGCGGAACGCCTGGTCGAATGCCGCCATGGGTCAGTCTCCATAAGCTAGAAGCGCCAGGCTTGCGGCCCAGCAGGCTTCGACGTCTAAAGCATGTCAGTCACACCGACCGCCGGCCGCCATGTGCGCGCCAGCGCCGGGCCGGTCGCGATGCGGCGGGTCACGGCGCGGTCTGTGTTTGCAGATAAGCCGCCAGCGCATCCGCCGCCACGCGCGCCGCAAGCACATCCGGCGCCCGATAACCGGCCCGCGTGCGCCTGGCCCGCAACCGTTGCAACGCCTGCGTGGCCTGGAGCGTGAGCGTCGTCAGCCTGTCTATCACCGCCGGCTTGCTGCGCGAGCTCGCCACGTAGTTCGTCGCCTGATCACGCAATGCCGCGTTGTCGCGGATGACGGCAGCGGGGCTGTCTGCAACGGGTAACGGCACAACGCGGCGTTGCGGGACAGCGACAGGCGCTAGGACGATGGCTGGCCCTGGCAGATCGGCACCGCCCGGGGAACCAGACGGTGTGCAGCCCGCAGCCAGCATTGCGATAAGCAGCCCACGAAACAGCCGAGACTGCGCGAAGGCTTGCAGCCGGGTCCCTCAGGTATCCCCTCATTTTTTCCGATGTAATTTCAATGATATAGGCGTCGGCAGTGATCAATTGCTTTGCATCTCCGCCGGGGAATCCGCACCTATCGATTTCAAGGAATGGTGACGCAGCACCGTATACATAGTAAAATTCTTCCCAATCGAATAAACATCAAATAGAATTCTCGAATTCAAAAGAATAGAATGAGGGGATCCCTGAGGCCGGGTCCACCGCATCATCGTTTCCCTAGGTTGGCGGCGATATACTTGCTGGTCGCCTCCAGCCCGATAAGGCGGTCCCGGATCTCATTCATGTTGGTCGTCCGCATGTCCTCGCGTTTTTCCATCGCGTCCACACGTGCGTTGGCGCGGATTTCATACTGCACCTGGCGGTCGGCCTGGTTGTGGTTGGTTTCGGTCTGCGTTGCAAAAAACCATACGCCGGTGCCGCACGCGCCAACGAGCGATGCAATAAAGGCGTAGTTAAGCGTCGGGCTAGAAGTTAGCCGCACCGACGAGTCGGAAGTCGGCATATCGGTCATGGCCAGCGCCGACACGCAACTACAGTCATTTGGTCAACCATGAAGTATCCTTCATCTTCTATTCAGCTAATACAGCATTCACTAGCGAGATGATAATCCACCGATGCTGTAATTATCTTTACTTATGTGCACCGTATCAGGCTGTGACTTATGTCTTCCAATTCTTAACGCTGCACAACCATAACCAGCCCCGGCGTTCCCGCCGCCCCGCTGCCCGCCGTGCCGCCCGCAACGCACGACCCAGCCCCCGATCCGCCCGAGCCGTAACCGGAGCCTGCGCCGGCACTTCCCGCCGACGCACCGCCCACCGCAGACCCGCCGGATCCTCCAGCGGCCCCAGGGCTGTAGTTGTAGGGCGGCGCGTTCGCGGCCAAGCCCGCGCCCCCAACCGCCGCCGCTACAGCGGCAGCGCCCGGCACCGTCCCGCCGATCCCGCCGCCAAACGCAGCGCTGGTGCTGACACCCGTGCCTGCCGCCCCGCTGCCCGCGCCGCCCAATATACCGTCCCGCCCTGCGAAGCCCGCGCCGCCATTAGTACCAGCGCCATCGCCAGGACCTACGCCGAGAGCGGCCACGCTCGCCTGCGAGCCGGTCAATCCCACGCCGTTGACGCCGTTCGGCCCCCCGCCCCCGCCGCCCGTACTGCCCGCCCCGACAACGCCTCCGTTGCCGCCATTGCCGCCATAGGCATTGAGCGGCGGGAACGTCGTAATGGCAGAAGCCGCCGTGCCATTGGCGCCAGTGCCCGTAGCAGTCCCGCCGACACCGCCAGCACCGTTCGCGGCCACAACTCCTGTTACGGTCGCTGCAACCAACGCTGCCGGCACCGTCATTCGGACGACTGCGCCCGCACCCCCGCCGGCGCCGCCCGAGCCAGCGGTGGCTGCGGCAAACACACCGCCCGCGCCACCGCCGCCGCCCGCGCCGATCAGCGTGATATCCACCAGCGCCGCCCCAGCGAGCTTGGTCCAGGTATAGCTTCCAGCCGCGGTGAAAATGTCTAGCCGCGGCAAAGCGTTCGCTGTCCCGCCCTGTAGCGCGCCGTTCAAGTATGCGCTGCCCGACACCGCCGACAACGTGCCGTCACCTGCTACCGCGAGCCCAACGCCGGGCTTCACCGCGCCGATCACCGAGCTGGTCGCTGCCGTGGTCGGGCCGGCAGGCCCAGTCGCACCCGTAGCACCCGCTGTGCCCGCGGCTCCGGCACCGCCGGTCGGACCGGGAACCGTGCTAGCGGCTCCTGGCGTGCCCGTTGCGCCAGCGGCACCCAGGATACCTTGTGTACCCTGAATGCCAGTCGCTCCTGCCGCGCCGGTGCTCCCAGTCGCTCCGATCGGGCCTTGCGCTCCGGTCGCGCCAATCGCCCCTACGTTCCCAGCCGGCCCTGTGGCGCCGGCGGCCGCCCAAAGATTCCAAGCTATTGCGTTGAACGTCGTGCCGGACGTGAAAGCGGTCAAAGCCAAATAGGTCTGGCCGCCATAGGTGACGACGTCATACGGCGCATAACTGGTCGATGCGACCCACGCACCCCGGGCGCTGAAACCCTGGCCGACTGCACCTGCGATACCAGTCGGTCCAGCGGCGCCGGTCGTTCCGGTCAGCCCTTGCGGACCTGCGACGCCGGCAGCACCCGCCGCCCCAGTAAACCCGGTTGACCCGCTGGCGCCCGTTGCACCGATTGGACCTTGCAAACCGGTGGTGCCGGCCGCACCCGCAGGTCCCGCCGGCCCGGTCGAACCCACGCCACCTGCCACACGCGCGACCACGAAAGCCGTCGTCGCCAAGGTCGCGTCATTGCTGCCCGGCGCTGGCGTGATGCCCAGCACACCACCGGAACTCACCGACAGCGCCGTGGTGCCGCCCACTACGACCTCATACGCCGCAGAAACCGGATTATAGTGCGTGTAGGTCGTGCCAACCGAAACCTTCGCCGGGTTCGAGAAGCCATCCGGAAAGGCACTCGCGTTCAGATACGTCCGCTGCCCTGCCGCCTGCGTCCAAACAGCTTTTGTCGGTCCGCTCGCCACCGGTGTCGTGTCGATCACATTGTTCCACTTGCCCGTCGGCTGCAGCGCAACATCAACAGCCTTCGTGCCGAGCGATTGCAGGCGAAACGCTAGCCACCACGCTCCTTTCGCCCCGCCGTTGTTCGTACGGTTGAAATTGCGCACCGTGCTGCTGACCGCAATGTCCGACCCGACCGCGCCGAACCCGCCGTCGTCATGGCTAAACTCGTCCACCTCCTGATACGTCCCGTCCGCAAACGAGAAGATGTCGCCTGAGAACGCCACCAACGCCGGGTTCGCCAGGAAATGCGTGCTTCCCGGCTTGGTACCCGCGACAAACCCGCTGACATGCAGAAAATAAGCGTCGCCCTGGCCCACATTGCCAACGTTGCTGTTGATCGCGGCAACGCCCGTGCGCCCGCCGACCTGGTTGTCGGTCGCCTGGTTCCACCCGCTCTGATTAAGCATCGACAGGCTGATCGCGCTGTTCTCGTGGTGCATGACATAGCTGGTCGCAGGCTTGGTCAGCGTGTCGTCACCCTCGATCCGGTGCTCGATCGCCAGATGCACAGTGCTCAGATCGCCATCGAATGCCTGGACGATGTCGCCTTGATTGCCATAGCTCGTCGGCGCCGCGGACCGCAGGCTGAACCGTGGGGCGCGCTTATGACCATCCGCCGTCCGGATTTGGCCGTCGCCATCCATACGCCCGCTCAACCCCTCAGTCGCCGTCGTCACGCGTGCGACGCCCGAGGGCAAGGTCACCGCCCCCTCCCCTGCAGCGGCCCGGGCCGCCATGAGGGCGGCCGTATCATCCGTCGAATCATTCAGCGCCGCGCCGAAGTCTCGGGCATTAACGCGATCCGCCGCGCGTGCGCCCAAGCTGCGTGCCGTGGCCGCACCGCCCGCAATCACTTGGAGCGCGGAAGCGTCCGTGATAACCGGTGCCGCCGCACCAGCTGCGCCAGTGTCCCCTTTCAAGCCCGCCGGCCCCTGTGCACCCGGCAAACCGCGCAAGCCAATCACGCCGGTCGCGCCCGCGGCGCCCGACGGTCCCAAGGAACCCTGGGGTCCCGGGGCACCAGTGTCGCCCTGGATGCCCTGCAAGCCCGGCGTGCCAAGCCCGCCGCCGGATGGCGCCGAGATCACGCCCCCTGAATCGATCTGCACCCCCACCCCGGCCGAAAACAGCCGCCGTAGTGCCGTCGCCGGCATCCGCCGTGGCGCCGACCCGCTGTTGATCACCACCTCGTCGCCCACCAGCAGCCCTGGCGTCGCTGGAAACGCAAGGTGGTCCGCTCCCGTAGCCGCCAGTCCAACGCCCGACACCGCAAGCCCGACGCCAACCGCCACCGGCTCCGGCTCCGGGCCGCCAACTGACGCCGACACTCGCCCCAGCAGCGCGCCCGGCGCCAGCGTGATGGACGGCTGCGTGCCCGCCAGCAGCAATCCTACCTTGGCACTCCGGGTAAGGCTGCCTTGGCTCAAAGGCAGCTCGTCTGTCGCTGCCACCCGCGTAGCCAGCGGAAGTTGCTTGATCGTCGGCATTTTTGTCCCCGATCTACTGTCTCATTGCGAGTAGATACTACTGCTGATCTATCCCAGTGCCGCCCAACCCACAGCGTCTAACCCGCTCCGCTTCAGCCACAGCGTCGATCCCACGCCGCCATCCAGGTTCCGGTAGTCGGACCCAGGCGGCGCGTTCACAACGCCCTCCGGACTGCCGCGGCCCAGCGCGCTGACAAAGCCCCAAGGCTCCGCGTCCGACCCCACCCGGACCCGCCCAGGTCCGGAAGGCCGCAGCGTCAGGTCTCCCCTGGCCGTACGCAGCACTAAGCTGCCATCCCCGGTTGGCGCCAGGTAATCGGCCGGTGCAAAGGCAGCGGCTTGCCAACCGCCCCAAGTTCCCACCCAATCAATCGCTGTCGCCGCAGGAACCAAGATGTCCGTGCCGGTCCAATTGTCCTGAAATGGAGCGCTGCCCACCCGCTTGAACCGCACGGCGCAATTGCAGTGCAGCCGCAACCGTCGCTCCTCGGTCACTGGCAAGCCAATCACTGCCACAGCCGTGGCATCCTGGCCGTCCCCGGTGATCGCCACCGTGGCGCCCGCCGCATACCCGCTGCCGCCACTCACCAGGCTGATGCCCAGCACCGCGCCATCCCGCACATAGGCGATCGCCTGCGCCCCGCTGCCCGCGCCTGGAAGCGTTGCAGAAATCACGACGCTCGCTCGCCTATAACCGCTGCCGCCCGCAAGCACGCGCACGAAACCGACCTGACCCGCCGTAGCGGCTTGGTGTGCACCCATGACGCTCTGCACGCCTCGCCCAGCCGAAGTCACCATCGCCTCGTCCAGCATGTCTGGAACCTGAATCTGCTGTATTGCACCCGTGTCGACCGGGTTGCAGATCATTCGCACCTGGTTGTTCCAGCTATTGTCCCGCACCAGAACGCTGTCCGTGTGCGCCCATAATGCCTGCGACGGACTGCTGCCATCGCCGCCAAAGAAGGCATTCCGCACCACCGACACACCTTGCGGCGCATCGAGCAAATACACTCCGCCGCCCGAGCCATCCCTCAGCACGATGCGGTTGCCCTCAATCGCGAGCCCCTGGCACGCAATACCGAAATTCTGCCCGCGCCCATCTGTCTCGACGTTATAGGCCGTGATGCCCCAACCATTGCCCAATAACTGATTATCCGCGACCCGCACGCCACGGCTGCCGCCCGGGTTGATGCCGACCGAACAGCCCTGCACCAAGTTGCTGGACACGTCGCAATCGACGCACCCTCCCGCGTCGATTCCAAAATAGCTCGGCCCCGACACGATATTCCCAACGATCCGCGACTGCATGGCGTTGGCAAGGATACCATCGCCATTGGCAGAAACCTCGTTGTCCGCTACCTGAAGTGCGAGCCCGGCGACCGCGATTCCATAGGACGTGTTGTCGTGGCAGGCATTGCCCGCCACGATCACGCTTATTGCGTCCGGATGCGCATGCCCCCACCGTGGCGGCTCGGCATTGATCTCATTGAAGTTGCCAACCGAGATGCCGCGGTTATTGCCCCAGGCCTCGCACCCCAACACCCATACGTGCCGAACCACCTGTCGGAAAGCCGTGTCGTTGAAGTCAATGCAGATGCCATATCCGCCATTGCCATGCGCCACGCATCCCTCGATCAACGCGCCCGAAACTGCCTGGATCCAAATCCCATGCACCTGGTTGTCGCGCGCCTCGCACCCCAGCACGCGATGTCGGCTCGGCGAGCCCGAAACACCGTCCCGCCCTTGGATCACCAACCCGCTTCCAAGGTTTGCCCCCAGCGCACCTTGGAACACGCAACTATCAAATAACGTTTGCACGCACGCCGGCGTCACCAGCACGCCCCAGCTATCTCCCGGCACCTGCCCGGCGTCGAACGAAACTCCCAACGCCGTAAACGCCGCGCCCGCGATGCTGATGAACGCCCCCGTGGCCAGCGCACCGCCAACCGTTAGCCGCCGCAAGACCGTTCGGCCGGGCACGCCGATCAGTGTCGCCGGGCTGCTGATCGTCCACTGCCCCCTCAAGGCATAAACATGCGGCCCCAGCCGCACTGGCCGCCCGCTAGCGACCGCTCAATCCAGCGCCGCCGTATCGTCGACGACGCCGTCGCCCACCGCGCCGAACGCCTCGACCGGCATGGCATCTGCCGTCCAGTCTGCCAGGCTTCGCGCAAACCCGCCCGGCGCCTGCACGAGTTGCGCCGAAAGATCGATCCCAGCCACGCCGCCCAGTCCGGCCATGAACGCGCCATACGACACCGCCGTGTCCCGCCCGCCCTGCGCCACGCCGACCAAATCTCCAGCCGCCAGGGCGACGCCGCCCGGTAGCCCCGCCACGCTGAATGGCGCCGCCGCCGACAGCGTACCATCGATCAAACGCAGGTTGGCGCCCACACCAATCCGCTCTGCTCCGCCAATCCCCGGACTGCTCCGCCCCAGCAGCACCCCCGCCTGCACCGCCAGCGTCGGCTGCATCCCCGCCAAGAACTGCGCCCGTGTCACGCGCCGCGCGAGGCCGCCCTGGCTGATTGGCAACAGGTCGCCATCAGCCGCCGCCAAAGCGAGCGGCAGGTTCTTAATCGTCGGCATGACCCTAACTCCCCAACAGCAACGGATTGCCGAACTCGTCCAAGAGTTCCGACCCGCTCTCCGTTTGCAGCGCCTCCGACACCCAAGGCGCCGACGCCAGCGCCAGCACCGGCAGCAGCACCGACCGCGATAGCACTCGCCCGGCCTGCGTCCCGATCGTCAGCGTCACGCTATAAGTCGTCCCAACCTGCCCGCCGGCGAGCCATAACACCGCCCGCGCGCCATCCGCCGCCGCCGAAGCCAGTGACAAATCTCCAGGGTTCGCCGGGCTGATTGCTACGTCGAGCGTCGCGACCGCATCGCCATCGTTCCCGCTCAACGCCGGGGTAATGTCGAACTGATAGTCGAGCACGTCAGCCGGGTCCTTCGCCGGCCACGCCAGCAGTGCCGGAGCCATGGCCGGCGCACCACGCGGCCCCGGCACGAACCCATCCAACACCAGCACCCGCGCGGCACTGGGCTTATAAAGGTGAACCGCATTAGTTGCCATTTTGTTCCCCAAAAAACGCAGCGACTAAAGCCCTCTCTCCCCGGGAGAGGGTTGAGTGAGGGCCGCTTGAGAGACCCGCCTAACCAATTTTCAAGTCATCTAATACTCGACAATAACCAGCCCATTCGCCCCCGTGCCGCGATTCGTGTTCGGCCCAAACCCGCCCGCAGCGCCTGATCCCGCCGCCTGCCCCTGCGCCGGTGATCCGCCAAGGAACGCGCTGCGCCCGCCGCCGCCGAAGGCGCTGGCCCCGCCCGCCCCGCCCGGCAGCGCCGCCGCGAGCGGTCCATCCCCGCCTGGTCCGCCAAACAGCAACAATGTACCGACTGTCCCGCGCCCGCCATTGCCGCCCGCGCTGTCCGGATTGCCCGAACGCCCGCCAAACCCGTTCGAGGCAGCAACCAGTGTCCCAAACGACGTTGAGCCGCCCACCACCCCATTATACCGCGGCGCGCCGCCGGCCCCGCCGACACCGACCGTCACGACCACCACGCCCCCGGGCTCGACCGGCACGATCGCTTCGGCGTAACCGCCGGCGCCACCGCCGCCCCCGGTATAATCGGCGCCGCCGCCGCCGCCGGCACCCACCAGCCTTACCTTCGCCGACCGCACATCCGGCGGCGCAACCCAAATGGTGTTCTGGGGAAACACCTCCTGCCGGCTGAACCCTGGAAGCAATGCCGGTAATTTAAACGGCACGAACGGGCCGCCCGGTGAAACCGCAATGTCCACCGCCTGGGTCGCCTGGCCGAAATACGTCATCACCGAATACAGCCCGACCCACCCAGCGTCCGCCACCGGCGGAAACCGACCGCCAACAATTCGTGGCTCGCCTGGCTTTGCGGCCAACGCAATCCGCACCACGCGTTGCGTATTCTGCGCCGCGCCGCTATTGAGTGGCCCGCTCCACGCCACGGCAGGGTCAGCCGCGTTGAAATATGGCAGCGCCACCGGCCCGGTATCATACTCGATGATGGCCGCCTGAATCAGCCAGCAAATCGCATGGTCGCCGTCCGCCGGCCCATGGATCAGCACCGCCGTGTTCGACGCATTATACCCGATCTTCACCAGCGGCGTAGCGTCTGCCGCCACCGACCCAAATGGCCGCGCGTCGGTGACATACAGCGTCGACAGGCTTCCCGGCCCAACGACCACCCCATATCCCGTCACTGCCGGCACGCAAGCCAGTCCGTCCGCCACCGTTCCCGTCCCGAGCACGCACTGCGCCAGCAAACCGACCGTCGTCATCATGTTCCGCTGCATTTGCAGCAGGTCGGTGTCGAGTGGAATGGAGCCGGGATAGACGATTTGTCGATCCATCAGTCACTCTCCAACTAAATTGTTTTGCCCCTCCACCTAGGGAGGAGGTCAAGGTGAGGGCGACGGCAAACCTACTCAGGATCGCCCTAACCGACAAACCGTACCCAAGCCACGCCTCCCGCCGGCAACGCCTCCACCAGCGCCGCCGTCACCGCCGCATCCGGCGTCGCACTCCGCTTCAACACCACCAAGCACTCCAGCGGCATCGCCAGCGATCCCCAGCCCCCCGCAACTCCCCAGCCTAGTCCTGGCCCGCCATAAACTCCTGTATCCCGCGGCTGCGCCGGCTCGAAAACCCGCATCGCGCCCGCACCCTCCTCCACTGCCGCCGCCAGCAGCGCAGCCCGTGTCGCCCGGACCCGATGCAGCACCCGCCCAATCCGCGCACGAAACGTCTCGTCCGCCTCCCCCGCCCGCCGCGGCAGCCGCCCGCCAAACAGGTCTTGCGCCGAAAGATCGAGAAACCCCGACGTCGCCGTCAGCAGCCGCGACTGCACCCGCACCGTGCCGAGCAGCGCATATAATCCAGCCCACGCGGCGCCGAGCCCCGTCAGCACCCCATCCAATACCGGCGCGACATCGGCAAACCACCGGTTTGGCAACGCCAGCCTCAATCGCAACCGCATGTCATCCTGATCGCCGGTCATGCCGACACCGTCATCGACCGTAGCCGCACGACGCCATAACGTCCCGGCGTCAGGTCATCGGCCAAACCATTCAATGTCACATCCGAAACCCGCGTCACCCCGGGATCGGCGTCATGCGCCCGTTGGATCACCCGCGACACCACCAGCCCGGCTCCAATCGGCAGCGCCGCCACATACGCTCCCACCGCCGCCCGCACCGCCGCCAAAGCCGCAGCAGGTCCAGCCACCTTCAGCGCAACATCCACCAGCACCACCAGCGGCGCCCGCACGCTGAACGTGCTGCCTATAGGCCGGATTGCCTCGATCGCCGCTCCCGCCCGCGCCAGCAGCGCTGGTGTTGCCCCGCCCGAACCATCGTCGATGGTGACCGTGTGAAGTGCCCCGCTCGAACCGCGCCAGCCGCATCCATCCGCTCCGCAACGGCGAACGACAATCCCTGCTGCAGCCCCCGAATAGCAAACTCGACCGCGCCCACCGTCGCCCGCGTCCGGCTATCGATGAATCCGCCAAAACGCACCCGCAGCGCCGCATCGGCTTCCGCATCCAATCCGCCCGCCGCCGCCGCTTCGTTCGTCACCGCGTCCACTCCCGGGATGGCGCTGGCCAACAGCCGCATCTCCCCAGCCCGTACGTTACCCGCCCGACCAGCCGCCAGTGCCCTCACCGGAGCCACGACCGCGACATGATCGCCCGACAGCAGGTATCCCGCCCCCGTCCAGGCTGGATGCCCTGCATCCGCCAGTACGGTAAACGACAGCGCGTCAGTCCCCGTCCCCGTCTTCACCAAAGCTCCTACCGGCACCACCGAACTCAACCCCGTGGTGGTCCGGCTGAACGTCGCCCACCCTACCGCCGGAATGCCCGGCAACCGCGTCAAGCCAAAATCTGCCACCCAGCTATCCAGGTCCAAACCCGCACTGGTTGCCGCCCGGGTGGTCGCCAGCACCTCGACGATCAGCCACTGCACCCACAGGCCAATGCTGGCATTCGCCTCCAGCACCGCCCGCAGCACGCTCCCGACCGACAGGTCGATCAGCCCGCGCGCCGCCCCCTGCACCGCCGCCGCCTGCGTCCGCACCAGCGCCGTGAAATCCTGCAACGGAAGCTGCATGGTCTATTTCCCCATTTCGATGGAAAGCGTCCGCGCCTCCGCCGTATCTGCGTCGGCATACCGAATCTGCACCGACAAGGTGCCGCCAGGATCGGACTGCACGTCGATGACCGGCTCTGGCACTCGCGCCACCGCCAATTCCAGCAGCATCTGCATCCGGATCACCGCCTGGATCGCCGCCGCATCAGCCGGCTCTCCCACAAACCGCGCCAAACCCGCTCCATAGCCCGGTTGCCAGACATAATCCCCAGGATTAGTCAGCAGCCGCCGCAATACCCGCTCCGTCCCCAAGGCCGGTCCCGTCACAGTAACAAAGTCCCCCGTCGGCCCCACGAACAAGTCCCCAGCCCAGCCCTGATGCAAATCCGCCAAACCACCCTCCTCCAAAGCGGCAATCTCCCCCTCTCCCTCCGGGAAAAGGCCAAGGTGAGGGCGCTCGAACAACTCAAAGTTGCTCGCGGCAACTCACCCCTGCTTCCCACCCTCACCCAAATCCTTAGGCTCCGGCGGTGCCGTGATCCCACCCTGCGGGTCAGCATGTCGATGTCGGTTATAGCTCTGCCGCAGCTGATCCAATGACCCACGTCGGTCAAAGACCTCGCCCTCGATATGCAAATCGCCTCGCACCGAAACCGTCCCGTCATTCAGCAAACGCAAATAACTGCCGCTTCGATGCGTCAGCCATAACTCGCCGACAGGTGTTGCCGGCATCGCCGCCAGCGCGCTCCAGGCCCGCCCGGCAATGACCCCATGCTCCGCATCACCCTCCTGCGGCAGCACCATCACCTGGTCTCCAGGCGAAGGCGGGCACGAAATCCCCCACCCGGCCCCCACCCAAGGGCTGAGCACCGGCAGCCACCCCGTCAAAACTCCATCCGGCTGTAATTGCACCCGCGCCGTCCCGGCCGCCGGATCAACCGACGTCACCACCCCGAACCGAGGCTGCCCCGCCGCCGCATCCTGTGCTCCCGTATGCGCCTTGATCGCGTTCAGAAACCGGTCCATCAGCGTCCCCCGTCCGGCCCGAGCGGCACAGCCTGCAGGCACAGCCGTTGGGTGAAACCCCGCCGCACATCCAAATGCCGGCTCAGCTCCGCCACTGCGTAACTCCGGTCCCAATCCGCTCCGGCACCCAGCAATGCCACCCGGGTCCGCGCCGTCATCTCAAGCTCCCCCGGCATCGTCGCCTGCGCCGTCCACTCATGCCGCAGCAGATCCGCCAACGCCCACTCCGCCGCCACCTGGGCCTGTCCGGCATTGAGGTTCGGCCGAACCAACTCATGCCGCCACGTCGCCGCGCCACGCCCAACCCCGCGCCGCCCAGCTTCCCGACGCGCTGTATGCTGAACCGCCACCCCAGCCCGAGTGCCCCAGCTCCGCACCATCACCTCAATCGCCCGCGACAGCCCCACCTGGTGCTCAAGCTCCAGCCCTAGGCAGTCCTCAACGCGAAGCACGACCAGCCCATCCCCGGTCGGCGGCGCAAACCGCAGCCGCTCACCCTCCATGAACAGGTCAAATCCCTCCTGACCCGCCAGAAATGCGAGCAAGTCCCACTCGGTCATCGCTCGCGCGAACTGCCCCAGCGTCAGCCGGTCGTGCTCGTTCTGGTAATACCGCCCAACCGGCGTCGACGTCGGCGTCGCATCCGCCACCAGCCCGTGCCGCCCGGCAATAACCTCGACAATCTCGCTCGAGGTCCGGTTGGCAAACGTCTCCCCCACCCGCGCCTCGATCAGCCCGGACGACAGATCCCGCCCCTCGATCTCCAGCACGCCCCGGATCGGATCAAATGAGACCGTATCCGCGGTCCCCAGCACCAGGCTGGCCCACCTGTCACCGAACCCAACCTGCACATCCAACCGCAACCCCGGCGCTTGCAGTCCGGCCATATCCGCAACCCGCGCCGCAAACCGCACTCGAAATCGATCCGCCGCCAAATGATTGTTGGCGAACACGTCCACCGCCAGCACACCCGCCAGCGCCGACCCATCCGCCAGGACCTGCGCCCGCGGCGCTCTAGCTCCGCTCAATGCCGCCTCCAGCCGCCGGGTCCACCGTCGGCAGCTTCAAAGTAACAAGCCCCGCCAGCACCGGATCAGACAGCCCGTTGATCTTGGCGATCCGGTTCCACTGCGTCGCATCACCCAAATGCGCCAGTGCCAGCCGAAACAGGTCACCTCCCGCCACGGTCACAATATTCACGTTTTGTTCTCCAAACTCGTCGTATAGGCCCGCGCCGTGGCCAGCCGGGCCAACAACCCCGCAGCCGCCACGACATCCGACAAAGCCGCTGACGCAAGGCCAATCCCAGCCGCCGCCATCTCGCTCTCAAGCTCCGGCCCCGCCCCCAGCGCCGCCGCCTCAGCCAGCGTCGCCAATGCCGGTAGCGTCTCGACCGCCGCCAAGTCCCCATCGATAGCACCGTGCATGAAATCCGATACGGCACCCACCACGGATTGGCGCTGTCCGCCTCAAAACGCGAAATGATCACAGTGTAACGCCACCCATCCCACCCGAGTGGCAGCGCCTGCCCTGCCCGCCGCAACCGGTCCAGCTGCCGGACTCGCTCCGCCGCGCCGATCCCCGAAATCATCCCCGACCAAGCCAGCTCCCGATCATCCGGCCCCATCGCATCCACGATCCGCGTCCCGCCCGGCAACGTATGCACCGTCAGCCGCTGCCGCCCGCCCATCGTGATCCGCTCCGGCACCTCGAACCCCTGGAATGCGACCGGCCCCAATACCGGCGGCGATCCCATCACGACGCTCCCGACGGCGTCCATGCCGCAGCCTGCCGCGGATCAAACCGCGTCGTCCCAGCCGGAGGCCGAGCCGCGTCGCGGCCCATCCGATCCGCCAGCCAATGCCCCACCAGCCGTCCATCGAGCATTACGTCCCCTCCACCCTTGCCGCCATCCTGCGCCTGGGGTGGCGGCACCGCCGGGCTGCCCGGCAACAGCTCGCGCCCCGGCGGCATTGCTTGTCCTTCCAGCCTCCCCGCAATGGGCGCCGCGGGCGCCAGCGGGACTGCAACCATCGACGGAACCCGTGGTGGCGGCGCATTCGGCCGCTGATGCCTCCCGCGCTCCACATTCCGCATCGGCTCCATCGCACCGATCGGCGCACCTGGCGCCACAGGCGCTACCGCAGCCGCGCGCTGCGTTTTCATCACCGGAGCCGCCCGCGCCATTGGCGCTGCGGCCCGCATCGCTTCCGCTGCCGCCGGCGTAATCGGCGCGACCGGAATTGCAATCGCCGCCCCCCTGGCCGGTCCCGCCCCCGAAGTCTGCCCGGGCGCGGCCGGCACACGGTCCGCCACTGCCTGCGGCACGAGCAGAGCCGCCGCCCGCACCGGCGCCGCCGCCGGAGCCGCAACCGCCGCCGCAACCCGCGTCGCCACCGGAACTCCAGCCCAGCGCGCCGCCACCCCCGGCGTCGCCCCGACCAGCGCCGCCATCACCGCAACCGGAGCCGCCTGCGCCGGCATCGCCGCTGTCCTTACCACTAACGGCGCCACCGCCGGCCGCTCAAAATCCGCCGTTGGTGCCGTGACCGCAATCCCCGAAGACAACGCCGCCCGAGCCGCCACTGGCACGCCCGCCGCGGCCGGCTCCGCCATCGCTGCAACCGCCTCCACGATTGTAGGCACCTAGAATTGCCCCAGCCGCCGCGACCGCCTGCGCCGCCCCCTGCGCCGCGGCTGTCAGCGCCACGGCTGTCGGCACCTCCAGCCGACCCGCCGACACCGTCGCCGCCACCGCCCGGTCCAGCATTCCCAGCCCCTGCGCGATCACCCGCAGCCCGGCGCTTACCCCATCCTGCAGCGCCAATTCAATGCCGATCTCATACGCGTCGATCATGCTCAGCCCCTAAGATGCTTAGCTCAACGGAGCTGCATAGAGTCTGGGCCACGCACCTCTGACCAGACTGCGACATTTGAGATATCAGATAAAATCTTTAAGGCAGTATCTTTGTTAAGCTTAACATCTTCTGGTAATGTAACTACGAATCCTGTATTACCGCTTTCCCAGACAACATTCTGCTCAATTATCATTTTTTGCATACC